AAAAGTTTGATAAAATATTTGATGTGCTTAAAACTTTTGCAATTGAAGAAAATTTTCCACACCCAACAACTTATTTAGCTCATGGTACTAATGCAATTATATTTAATACTACAAATAAAAATGTAATAGCAAGAATAGTATGGTTGAATTCAGCTTTGCTTGGTAGGGAAAGTTGTGATAAAGTCATGGCAGAAGATATATTTCAAGAATCAGGTGGTGTAGGTAGAATATATGCTCATATAGATAATTACAAAGACTTTGATGACAACACACACGAAATTACCTATAAAGAAAAATTAAATACTAAGTGGCAAGATTATATAAAAAAAGAATATCCAAGTGAATCAAATGAGATAATTAAAGCACTCTCGAATATACACTATCAAGACAAAAATGAAGATAAATATATTGATTATTTAAATGGATTTGCTCCTTTTAAAAACCTTGTTAGTGCAATAAAACTTGGATTACCAACACATGATCTACATGCCAACAATTTTGCTCTTAATGGAAAAAACAATGTAGTTGCAATAGATTGTTAAACAACAATCTGTTTCACGAATGTTTTTCCAAAAACATCTCTATGTTTGCAAGTAAATCTATGTTTTGTTCAACTTTTTCTTTAGGCCAATCCCACCATCTTATTTCCATCAATTTGTCTATTACCTTTTGTTCAAATCTATATCTTATAATTTTAGCAGGGTTTCCAGCTACTATCGCAAATGGTGGTACATCCTTAGTAACAACTGCTCTAGCACCAACAATAGATCCGTGACCCATAGTAATACCACCAAATATCATTGCTTCTGTACCAATCCAACAATCAGATCCTATTTCAATTGGGCCTTTATCTTTTCCTGTTGGATAGTTAGAGTTTGGATAATATGATTTAAATCTGAAATTACTTACAGTTGAATGATGTATTGAAGCATGATCAATAGGCCCGCCACAAAGAAAAGTCACTCTTCGTGCAACTCCAGAATAATTTCCAACAGTTATTTGTCCATTTGGAAAATACATGATACAATCTTTATTTATGTTAGAAAGAGTTCCTAGAGTTATTCCCATAGTTTTATTACAGTATTAATTGTATTATTTAATAAACATAAAAAATATAACTAACAATTTATAAATACTTTATATTATTTAAAAAGGCACATTATGAATTACACACTATCAGATATTTATAAAAACTTTGACTATGAAAATAATGGAGCAAAATCCATTGAAGAAATGGAAGTAACAAAATACAAAGGAATCCAATGTATTCAAGCAAATGGATTTCAGCATGTGCTAAATATTTTGTTTTTGAAACAATCATTTAAAAATGTAATTGAATTGGGAACTGAAAAAGGTGGCACTAGTTTATTTCTAAATGATTTAATGAATTTGCATGGTGGAAACAACTTTGTAACCTTTGATAGAAATAAATGCGATGTGGGTGTAAATCAAGTAGTTGGAGATATTTTAAATGATCAAGTAACAATTGATTTGATAAAAACAAATATTCAAAAAGAAGGTAAAACACTTTTGTTTTGTGATGGTGGAAATAAGAAATGTGAATTTAATAAATTTGCTCCTTTTTTAAAAGATGGAGATTTTATCATGTTGCATGATTACGCACATGATAAAAAGTTCTTTAACGAAGAAATAAATAGAAAAGTTTGGTTCTGGCATGAAGCTGAATATGCTGATATTAAAGAATCAGTTGAAAAATATAATTTGATATCACACAACGCAGCACAAATGTCATTTTATGTTTATGGTTGTTTTTTTAAAAAAAGTTAATTTAAATTGATTGTTAAGATAATAACCAAGATTTAAAATTAATCTCTTTATCTTTGTTTACTTTATGTGATTCCATTTTATCCCATCTATTATCTTCAATAGGAGGCTTAACAACAGGAGGGTTAAATTGAACACTTACAGATTTGTCAGCATGTTTTAATAAATAATCAGACATCTTCATTCCATCAATAAGTACTTGACTATCTTTTTTTGCCATTGCAATTTTAATTGCACGAACAGATATTTCACCTACTTTATCATTTTCAACTAAATACTTTAACATCTGACCATTGTTTTCTTCTACTGCATAATCAATTGCCGTATCTGTTACAACTACACCTTTTTCTTCAACTAAATATTTAGCCATTATTAAATTACTATTGTATGCTGCACCATCAATTGCTGAATGATAAGTATATGCTCTTATGCTAGAATATGTTGTTTTGCCACCACTTGTAATCAAATATTTTACCATAGGTAGATTGTTGCTAAACGCTGCTGCAACCACACCTCTGTTTATGTTGCCACCATTTTCAACTAAATACTTTACCATAGCTAAATTATCATTGTTTGCTGCAAGCTCAATATAATGTGGCCCAATTAAATATTTTGGTCTAATAGTACTAGAATTACATAATTGCTTTACAGAATCAAAATCATTATTTTTGATTGCCATCATTAATTTTTTTCTTGTTTCCAATCCATCACGATCTAAATTTCTCATTTACTCTTCCTCTCGTTACAAACTATTTTTAATTAATAGCTCACCCAATACTTCAATTTTGCCTACTAATTTTTGAAACTTAGACTGATCCATTTCTGAAATATTATCTACATAAGAATGAAGTTCAGCAGATAATTCTTTGTACTCATCTTCTAACTTTTTACGATTAAACTTACCTTCTGCTACTTTCTTGTAATATGGTAACTTAACACTAAAATGATCGTAAGTTAACAATGCAAGTCCACCTTTTTCTTTTGCATTAGAAGCAATCTTCTCTGCTCCATCTTCTCTCTTCCTTGCAAACTCTTTGATAGATATTTCTTCTTGCTCTGTAAGTAATCCAGATAACCTTAACATTTGTTCATTTCTTTTTTTCATTTTGTTCCTTTTTTGTTATGTGTATTTGTAAAACTACCAACTTCTGCCAATTCCTTGTGTTGCCATTTGAAAATATGGATTGTTAAATGGTCTGTATCCATTAGGTGTTACATACCTATTCCAGTTATTGTTGTTATAATTGTTGTAGCCATAGTTGCTATAACCATAATTTCTATATCCATTATAATTGTAATTGTTATAATTGCTGTAACCATAGTTGTTGTAGTATCTCACTTGTGGATATACAACAATAAACTGTGCTTGTGAAACACTACTGATACCTAAAAAAATAACTAAAGACAAAAGTAAAGACTTCATTTTTATAGCTTTCTGTTAAAGTACTAATATATATTAGTATATTTCATAATCATTAATAATATCTCCACAAGTTTACATAGGTATACCATGAATTTCAAAGAATGGCTTGAAGCTTTTAGAATTGATTCCAAAAAAATATCAGATTATTCTAATACAATGAACACATATATTAGCAATCCAGAAGGAACTTCAAGCGGAAGAGTTGAAGATGGCACAACAAAAGATAAATTTCCAGATGAATTAAAAAATTGGGAATTACTTGGCAAAGGTTTGTTTGCTGGCAAAGATATGAAAGATATCATCCCTTATGCTGTTCCAAGATCAACACCTTGGGTCTTAGCATCAACAGATAAAAACAAACCAAATAAACGAAGTTTATTTATTCTAAAAAAAGACAAACCATCAATTACAAAATACAACCCTTGGTTAACTTCTTTTGATCCAAACAATTTTAACACATTAAAGTCAGGTGAATTATTTTCACAAGAACCAAAACTACCACTAAAACAAGAAAAAATTAGAAATGTTATGAGGTTTATTGGGAAATGGATAAAGGTTATCTTTGTAGATGATCTTCATGAAATTATGCGTGATTTCAACCGTCAAGGCATTAATTATGATTACGAAGATCCACAAGGATTGATTTCTTAATTTTTAAACGCATTGGGCAGCAACAACACATTGCTTCTTCAGAATTCCCACCTAATAGTAATTCTTCATCCCAATGCGATAAATCAATTTAACAAAATAAATCAATTTAAGTCAATATATATTTTATGAACTTTACAGAATGGCTAAATAATCGTGATCCCGAAATGTTGAATGAAATTAAAAAACCATTCAAAAATTTCAACAAACAAAAAAACCATCCAGAAGGTGGACTCAAACCATCTTATGCAAGAGAATTAAACATCCACGCAGGAATTGAAACTAAAAGGGAAGCCGAAAGAAAAGGTGGAGTTGATAAAATGTCCGAAAAAACACAAGCAAGAAGAAAATCATTCTGTGCTAGAATGTGCAAAGCGGGAACAGCTAAAAGTAGAAATGATCCCGAAAGCAAACAAAGAGCAGCTTTAAGAGTTTGGAAATGTCGCTGCTAGTTTCTTATTGTACAAATTGTTCTAATAGATTATGGCAATTGGCTTTAACCTTGCCAGAAAATTTAGAAAATTTAAAAGACGATGAGGAAATGATACTTGTTAACTATGGAAGTAAAGATGATTTAAATAAATATATTCAAGCAAGCACATTGTGCCAAACAAAAATAAAAGAAAATAAACTAAAGTATGTAGAAGTTTTAAATGTTGAAAAATATCATTCACCAAAAGCTAAAAATATCGCACATAGATTTGGAAATGGTGAATTTTTAGTTAATCTAGATTGTGATAACTACAATGAAGAAGTTAGAAACACAATTTTAAACCTTGAAGATAAAAATGTAATAATTCATTTGTGGTCAAAAGTTGCTTGGAATGGAACTTTTGGTAAAATAGCCATTTCTAAAAATAATTTTTATAAACTAGGAGGCTATGATGAATCCCTATTGCCAATCGCATTTCAAGATAATGACTTGATTAAAAGAGCAAACGCTATGAATATAAAAAAAATAGAAAAACCATTGACAAACAAATTCATTTTTAATTCCGTAGAAGAAAAAATAAAATTTACTGGTTGTTCTGATTGGGAACAATGCAACCAAAATAATTATTGGAAGTCTTATGAAAATATTAAAAATAACAAATTGGTTGCAAATAAAGAAAATGGATGGGGAAAAGCAAATGTAATAGTTAACTTTAATGATTCAGTTGAACTAAAAGAAATAATTCCATAAATTTAATTGTTAAAATTATTTAATTCAAATATTTCTTTCAGATTTGGAAAAAGTTCAAATAATTTTTTAACCAAACTTGTCCTATGCTCATAATGTCCTTTTCTTTGCCAAATAGCATTTTCTACTGAAATCTCTTTGAATCTTAAATCATATCTTTTGTTAAACTTTTTTGTTTGCAAAATTGAAACAATACTTAAGAAAATATCTTCTCCATTCCATATTGGATTGCATTCTTGAACATAAGGTTTTATTAAATCAGACATCTCAATTGCTTTTGTTACAATAAATCTAGAAGTCATTGCAAATTGAGTTAAAATTATTGGTATGCATTCAGATAATGCATCCTGTCTAATATACGAATCTTCTGTTATAAGCCTTCCTCTAAAACCATGAATGGAATTTTTTTCATTTAACCATTTTTCATGACAGAAAATTATTGAGTCATTGTTAATCAAAAAATCATCATCTTGAAAAACAATGCAATTTGTATTTGTCTTTTCAAAAGCTAAAAACCTACAATATAAACCAACTTTTTTATTTTCCTCGAAATGCTTTAAATGTAAAACCCTTTCATCATTTAAATAATTGTCAAAATAAGTTTCTTCTAATGCATGAGATATGATTATCTTATCTGTTAATGTGTTTCTCAATAAACTTGGTATAATATGTTCAATTAAGTTTTTTGGTCTTTTGTAATTCAATATGACAAATGATATCTTTTCCAATGTTTAACCTTTATAAGCGTAAACAGTTAAATCATTTGATAAGTAATCATTCCTTATCACATAGTTATTAGTAACAGAATGCATCAAAAATGCAATATCTTCTGCTGTACAATGCTTCATGTCAATATCCTTGTTAGTGCAATAATTAGATAGCAAATTGAAGCCAATCCCTTTTTTGCATATGCTAAACATCTTCTCAATTGTACTCTTTGTTATCTCTTCCCAATTATCCTTCAATGCAAAAACACCAGATGCAAAACACCAATCATATCTTTCATTAATATCAAATATAGATTGATTCAAGAAATTACTTTGAAACAAACCCTTCCACTTATCTTCGTACTTTTTTCTAGCTGTAATAATTGCAGAATTTCTTAAATCAATTCCAAGATAATCATCAAAATAATAACTTAAATCACCATAACCACAACCAACATCAAGTACACTATCCGTGATCTGTAATCCTTTTATTTCCATCAATACCTTAAACCTTACCTTTTGCGTTTCTTCATTGCCCCAACCTAATGATTTTACACCAGTATAATTACCAAACTTTTCGTGATATTTTTTTTCCAAATCCACTATGTTTTCCTATGAATCTTGACGAACTACTAATTTTATTTAAATTAGTAGTTCATTATAAAAATGAGACATAAATCTTTATCCTAATACCAATTATATCTAAAAAACAAATTAATTAAAACATAAATAAACTATGAACTTTAAAGAATGGCTATTACTTTCTGAAGAACAACTTTTAAATGAAAGATGGAGAGATATCGGTGGTGGTATCTTTAATTTTGGTAATGAAGTTTTTAAAATAAGATTTGATCAGGAACATACATTTATAGCATATGTTCCTATAACAAACAAAACACTAGGTCGGCTCATAGTAGGTTATAAAAATGAAGATGGATCAAGATCCGTTCACAAAGTAGCTGTAGATCCAGAATTTAGAAGACAAGGAATAGCTACATCTCTCTTTAAAGCAGCAGAACAAGAATTTGGTGAACTTACACCAACCAAAATAGCACTATCAGATAACGCATTTGACTTCTGGAAAACTTATCGACCTGAAGCTGTTCAAAATAGAACAGACCTAAGACCATTAAAAGATCAGCTATTAGGCAAAAAATTCGATCATCCAAGATTAGGGCCAATGGAAATAATAGAAGTAAACAGATCTGTGGCAGTTGGACTTATTAAGAATAGAGAACGGCATACAGAAATTTATCTAAATAAAAATGATTTAATAAAGTTCAATCTATTACCATAAATTTAACCTTTTTATAATGAACCTTACTCCAATAGATCCAATGTCTGATGTTTATTTTTCAAAGTTAAATGAATTTATAAATGGTGACAAAAATGTTTATTTAACACTTGGTGGTGTAGGTGATTTATTGTTACTTCTTGCTGTTTGTCACAATAATGAAAAAGTACATATAGTTTGTATAGCAAACGATGAATCAAGTCAGTTTTCTCAAAAGTTTTTAGATTACTTTAATTTAAAATATATCTTTTATAAACATGTAAAAGGACATGAATTTATTAAAAATTTATACAACAAAGTAATTACTCATCCTAATTTTAATTTATCTGCACATCTACCTGATAACTTTGATTGGAATGATTGGATAAATATTGATAAATATAAGAATAGATTGGTAACTGAAACAGACTGGCTTAATTTAATAGGAATTAAAAAAAGAGATAAAAAGTATGTAGTGATTTGTCCTTCTGGATCACAAAAGTGTGAACATAGAAAAAGACATTTAAGCATTGAAGAATATAATTTAATTGTAAAAATATACTTGGAAAAAGGTTACGAAGTAATTACGGCAAGTAACAAAAAAGATTTTGATATTTATAAAATTTATCCTGATGAAAATTGCTATTGGCTAACTGATTCAGAACTTATCAATCATAAAGGTGTAAGTCAGCAAATTGATTTTAACATTTTTTTACAAACTATTATTTCTTGTGACGATATTGTTTCTACTGACACTTGGATTAAAACATTTATGTCTTTGTGTAACAAACCATGTCATGTTATAAAAACTAGATTTAATTCTAAATATGTAGGCAAAGAACCAGTTGATAATATATTTTTAAATACAGATTTTTGGCCAAAATTAAAAATTCATACTTATGAAAATTTTATTGAATACATCTGTAAAATACCAAAAATTTAATTTTTAAGCAATAAATACAATATGAATTTTAAACAATGGTTAGAAAATAAAAACCATTCCAGAAAAATATAAGAAAATAATATGGACAAAGACGCAGTTATCAAATTTATAAATAAAGAAATACCAAAAGATTTTATTATAGCATTTCACAACATAATAAATAATTTAGATGGGTTGGGATGGGAAGAAATAGAAAAATTTAAAATTGAACAATCTATGATATGGATCAAATCTCTTTTAGAACAAACTAAAGTAAATAATGTTGAAGCAGAATTAAATTGGTGGAAAGAACAACTTGAAATAATTGAGCCACCATTTGAAGACAAGGAAGAAGTAGATCTTTTAAAAGGTGAATGGATTTATGATCACGGAAAATTAACAGAAGCAGATGTAAAAACTCATGAAGAAACGATACAAGCAGCAATTTTTTTAAATCACAGAGAAGAATTAGTAAGTATTGCAGAAAAATTAATTAAACAAATTGAATCAAAAAAACCAGAAGAAATAGATGAAGAATTAGAAGAAAAATTAGAGGAATTAAAGAGATATAAATTTAAAATTAAAAATCTTCCAGATTATATTGAAGATGATAATATTGGAGAAAAAGAAATTACTAATATTGGCAACCTTTATAATGCTATTAAAGATATTAATCCGCAATTAGTTTCTAATCCAAAGTTAACAGAAGCCATGCAAGCATTACATGGAGATTCTAGGAAATATGGGTGTAAATCTTTAGGATTTATTATTATTAGAGGAACTTTTTTTGAAGTGTGGGAACTCAATCAAGATACTGCAAATCAGATTGTAGATGCAGCAGAAAAAATTATGGAAATTAACAGAGAAGACATAAGCAGAGAAGATGAGCAAAATATAGGAATTCATTCATATAAAACCAATAAAGGTAGTGAATATACTATTGAACAATTAAGAGATAAAAAATTAAATGTAACACCTACAATAAGTCAAGGTAAATCAAATCATTTCATTCCACAGGCTTCTACTCCAGAAGGACTTTCAACTACACAAAGACACCAATTGCTATACACAAGCGAAAGTTTTTCTTTTAAACAATGGTTATTAAATGAAGTAAGACAAGGACTTATACAATACCTTAAAGAAAAATTACCACATGTTCCTGAATATGTCTTGTTTGATTTATTTTATAAAAATATTAAAAATTCTAAACCAGAGGAAATAGAAGAATTTATAAAAATGTATGAAGGTTATAGATGGGAACTTAAAACAAATTTTCACATAAACTACGAAATATTTGATGCTTCAACTATTCAAAAAATTAAAATTAGAAAAGGTGGAACAGAAAACCCATATGGAGTTCCTAACGATAAACAAAGACATGATAAACAAAAAGAATTAATTGCAAAAGAAATTCCTAAAGAACCAATTATATTAATTAAAAATGGTACTAAATATGAATTGCTAGATGGCTGGCATAGAACTATTCAATTATTTGAAAAATATCCAAAAGGATTTGTATACCCACAAGTTTATATAGGTATAGAATGAACTTTAAACAATGGTTATTAAATGAAATACTTTCTTCACAGGGAAAATATAATAAAAATTACTTAGACTCAATAAAAATAGGTAAACTTAACAAAGATTCTTCTCAAGAAGATAAAATGCTTGCTATTCAACAAAATAATGACTCTGAAGAAATATGCTCCTACCCATTTAGTCCTATTCGTCACACTATTATAAAATCTAATTTTATATTGGATAACGGTGGCTTTATAGATAAAGATACTGAATATATTGATAAAATGTATTCTTCCGAAACAAACAAAGGTATCGTAACAAGTCTAAATAGAATGCTCTCCAAAGTTAAAGATTTTGATTTCCATATTTTCATAGGCAAATTTGTAAAATATATTAAATACAAAGATAACGCAACGCAACAAGTTTGTGAGAAATTTACAGCAGATTATAGAGAAAAAGAACTTGAAAATTACCTTTTCAATAAAATGAATATACCACAAAATCATATCATTTTTATCAAACAAGGAACTACTGGTGATATTTTAACTCCTTGGATGATCCTTCACTCTATGGCACACGCTCTTACTAGCTATCTTACTTATGTTCCTAATGAAATTGAAAGATTCTTGATAAAATTAAAAAATCCCCCTAAAACAACAGATAACTATATCTCTGATATTTTAAAAAATCCAAACCTTCATTCTTCCTATGACATATTATCATTGCTATTTAACTTCCGATCTATAAGGAATACTAAGATTGGTGGCAAAATGTCCAGAGTACAAGATCCACAAGAACTAGCACATGAATTATTTGTCTATTACTTAATAAATGGATTAGAAATTCCTATCCCTAATCAAGAAAATATAAATAAGATTGCTTCTTACATAAAAGAAACTCCAGAAAATACTCTCCTTCATATTGAAACCCTATTTAAAAAAATTGAAAGCATTTTCTACAAAAGTCTTGAAAGAATCAAAGGCTCAATTATTACAGATTGATCCCATTTTAAACTAATAATTAATCTTGACATCAATTTTTAATCATGATAATAATCATATTCTGAAAAATTATTACTAATAAACAAAGAAAATTGATATGAAACTTCCAACCAACTATGAAAAACTATTACCAAAAGAGATTAAATTGGTTCGTGAAGAATATATCATTTTGCAAAAAGGTAAATGTAGTCATTGCGGAGAACCACTTGATAAAGTTGCTGCTTGCGAAATAATGGAAAAACAAATAAACATTGAATTGTTTCCTCCAAATTTCTTTAAGTGGCCTGTGCATTTGCACCATTGTCACGACACAGGAATGACCATTGGTGCAGTACATTGTCATTGCAACGCTGTACTTTGGCAATACCACGCAGAATGATGAACTGAAACAACAGGAGAATAGAAATGACAATAGCAGAATTTATAGAACAGCTAAAAAAATATCCACAAGATATAGAAATATCTTTTGGAAATGATAGTAATTGGATTGAAAAAGTTATTCTTATTTTCGGACTAACAGAAACTAAACAATTACCTCAGCCAGCACCTAATTTGATAGCAAAATTTGACGAAGATAAAGGAGAAATGGTTTGGACTGATCCCAATACCTTCCCACGCAAATTTGATGCTCATACATTAGTGGATGATCTTAAATGTGCAATTGTAATGCAAAAAAATTCAAATGGTGAGTTTCTAACTGGTGCTGAAGCCCTTGCTTATTTAAATTCAATTGATAAATATAAAATTTAATCTTGACATACACTTTTTATCATGTATAATAATCATGTGTCGAAAACAATTACTTATTTAAGGAGAATAGAAATGATTAAGAGAAAGAAGAGAAATAAGAAATACGAACAAAGTGTTGTACCTCTTGCTGATTGGACTGTATCAATGGTTAGCGATGAAAATGGACATTTGTTTATATATGTGAGTCACAAAGACGGAACTGAAATCATTGCTCGTAAATCTAATAATAGACTTGATAGTGATACCACATGGGCAGAGCGTTTAACTACAGAAAAAATAGAAAAGGATATTAGAGAAAGTTGAAATGCAAATTACATCTAAGATAATTTTGTAGGCAACACAGAAACTTAAAGGAGTTTAGTATGACAATGATTAAGAAAATAACTTTTGATACACCAGACGGTGTTCATGTTGAAGCAGAAAAATCCTCACCCAATGATCCTTGGGATGTTGCCCATGACTTTGGAGATTTTAGATTCTACGGATCTAAAACAGAAATGCTTAAAGAAGTAAAAAAAGTATTGAAGCTCATTATAGAAACTGACAGAAAAGCAGGATATAACTACTAAAAGGAGAATATCATGACCTCAGAAGACTTAGATAAACTTATTAACGATCCAAAAACTTGGATAGTAAAAGACTTTAACGAAAATCAAACTATTACTTATAAAGTTTCTGATCTCGTTGTTTCTAAAACACCAGAAGGTAACTTTGGAGTCTATATCTTGATTAAACCATCTAATATATATAAAAAATGGTTGGCATTAGGACAAGATAAAAATGTTCATAAAATTTGTGAAAATGACTTTGTTAACAAAGATAATGAAGAACTCTTTAACCATATCAAAGTTTTAATTGATTATTTGAAAAAAGGAAAATCAAATGATTAACCAAGAAGAAATTAATCACCTTCAAACATGGAACAAAGAACAGCTTGCTCTTTTGATTGATAAAAGTAATCAAAAAGAAATCAAAAGATTGCGTGAGGAAAATGAAATGCTTAAAGAACAAATCAAACAACTAAAGGAACTTAAAAATGCATGATGATACTCTTGATTATCACGGTACACCATTACCATTCCATATCTCAGGCTGATAAACATATAGACTAAAATCTATTCCATATCTCAGGCTGGCAAACATATGGAGTGAAATCCATTCCATATTGTAGGATCACTAACATATAAATTTGATAACGAAATCTGTTTCGTCATCAAAGACCAAAACACTATAAAACAAGCTATTCACCATGCGGTATTTTACCTTAATGTAAGGAAATAAATATGATTGATAACAACAAATGGAAAATAACTCCACAACCAAGTGGAACTGCTGGTTTATTCCCTTTACCCTTAGTAGAATACAATGGAACAGAAATAACAATATTTGATTTTAAAATTCAACAATCTCCACCTGTTGCAATTTTAACTATTCATATACCTAAAGAAAACATAGACTGGAATACAGAACTTTTCTTACCCCAAAAACATGTCTAAAGAATAAAATTAACAAAAGGGGAAGCTACCAACATTAAAAGGGGAAGCTGCACTAGCAAAGGGGGAAGCTACCAACACTAAAAGGGGAAGCTACTATTCAAATTAGGTAAGCTACCATTCAAATTAGGTAAGCTACTCTCCAAATTAGGTAAGCTACTAACACTAAGGGGGGGAGCTATACCGTATAAGGGGTGGAGTTACTTCTGTAAGGGGTGGAGTTCCTATTTCCATATCATCACATCCCGAAACAGATTTCGGGATCATAAAGCAAAAACCTTTAAAACAAGTCATTCACCATGCGGTAAATGGACTTTAAAATCAATATAACTATTTATTCTTTAATTGTTCTTTGTATTTATCATACAAACGGTCAACTGCACTTTGAGCTTCCATAGCATCACCATTAGAAAATCCTTCTTCTCTCGCTGTGTCCATTGCATTTTGAGCATAAGAATCAACTGCATCATCAAGGCTTTTGTAATCATTGGCTTGATCTACTGCCATATCAAAATTTGCTTTTGCAATTTTCATAATTTTTTCATCATGCTCTTTATTTTTTTTATCTTCTTCAGCCCATTTTTCTAAATCTTCTTTACTAGGTGAATAACCCATTTTACCTTTACCTTCAATACCTTCAACATACTCATTAAAACTCTTCATGTGACTTCCTCAAAAAATTAATAACAATTGTAAATCTATATAGAATATTATATTATTTTATAATCAATGTCAAGGGGATAAATTACTTTTTCCATATCATTAAGCATCTATATCATCGACCATATCACTAAGCATATCACTAAACTACTATTTCCATATCATCAAGGTACTATATCATCAACCATATCACTAAGCATATCATCAAGCATATCACTAAGCATATCATCAAGCATATCATCAAGCATATCATCAAGGTACTATATCACTAACCATATCACTAAGCATATCATCAAGGTACTATATCACTAAGGTATTATACAATAGAATTAAGCTAATGTGTTATTAACCATACCTGTCTCTAAATTTAATAATAAATATACAATAAGATACATTTAAACATGCTTGCCATTTAAAACTGTGTTGAACTGTTTAAAACTTAAATTACCTTGTTTTACTATTTTTCAACTTGTTTTACCTTGTTTCAACTAAGTTTAAATGGGATTTATCGCAGCTAACTATACATTGTTATACACTTTATTAGTGCTATTTGCATACAGTAACATACAAATATTAGCCAGTAACCATACATTCATATACATTTTTGTCATTTTTTAGGCAATTTGAAATTAACAAAGTTATACAAGGTAGAACAAAATGGGGCAAAGTGGGAAAAAGGTGAAATTTTACTGACTTTTTGTCCAGATCCATATTTTTTCGCAGATCATCTAAAACTCACATACCGTTTTAAATCGTTTATAATAGGCCTATTACGCACTATCTTTATCTCATATAGGTGGAGATCATACTTAGGTTTTAACACATGAAAACTCAACTATACAAGGTTTTAACTGTTTTAAATTATTTTTAAAAAATGTTAACTTTTCTATTGACAAATATTATCGTTATGTTTTTGGATAATAAAAGGTAATACCATGTTTCATACGAGTTAGACATTGTCAAGACAAAACTTAACTAATTTAAAAAATAGTTAAAACATAACACCACCACATATTGTAAGGTGGAGGTAATAAGTTTTGCAAAAGTTAGAAATTGTCAATAGAAAAGTTAACATTTTTTAAAAATAGTTAATCACAGTATGAACACTTGATTGTTTGGTTAAGTGAATAGTTGAATAGGTGGCAGGGATGATTGGGATAAGTTATGATGTGTCAAGATAAAAGTTAACTTTTTTTTAAATTAGTTTAAAATTAATGAAACATAATAAATGTTATCGGACATTGATAAGGTTATAACCTATTAGAACACGATTAGAACACGATAACTATTTCATTTTAGTTTTAATTAGACTAAAAACATTTAAATATATTCTTATCCAATTAGTAGAAGTAAATTGTACTTATACAACTCAATCAAAATCATGTTCATACAAATAAGTAATTTTTAAAAATTAGGTTGACAAAGTAAAAATATAATGTTATATGTGTATAACACATATAACATTATTAAATCAAATCTTAATTTATACAAGCAAACGATCAAAACAATCTTAAAGTACGCTTGAGTAACTAATTTGTTATTCAAGCGTACTTTAAACATACTTACTCAAGCGTACTTTAAAGAATAGTTACTCAAGCGTACTTTAAGCATAGTTACTCAAGCGTACTTTGAGGGGATGCCTTGGGGAAGCATGGGTTTTCTAAAGTACACCTGAGTAACTTTATTCTTAATAAAGTGTAAAATAATCTTGACAAAGTTTATTGTTGTGTTATATTATTGGTGTGGGTTGGTTATGCGGTTAACTAACTCACACTTACACAAGTAAACCGCAGGGAGAATAAAAGATGATTAATGTTAAATATCCAAGAAGAGGATTTGTCGTTGAGGAAGTAACTGAAGGTTGTAAGACCGAAGGTTGCCCCGCCACGAAACTTATTGCTATTCCTTCGGAAGATTACGGAGAAAAAAAATTCAACTATATAACTAAAGGTATGACAGTAGGTCAAAACACTTGTGATGATGATAACACTTGTGATGATAACAATGAAGGGATTTGTCCTAAATGCCAAAAACCTGTAATTTACAAAAGACATTTCATTGTGACAAGCGATGCAAACACATTGAAAACACCTTATGAAGCTTTTGCTTATGCAAACTATGTTTTGAAAGCACCTTTCCCCGAAGGCGAAGCTTTGATTGCTACTAGTGTAGATAATTCTTATCGTTATGCAAAATGGGTTTTAAAAGCACCTTTTGAATTAGGCGAAAAGATAATAGCTACTGATCCATACCACTCTTATCACTATGCAAAAGATATTTTACACGCACCTTTTCCATTAGGTGAAGCTGCGATAGCTACTGATGTAGATAATTTTAAAATGTACAAAGAGTTGTTTCCAGAACCACAAGTGGTAGAAGCACCAGAGCCACCTAAAGTAAATGATTACGAAAAGAAAATCAAGGTGGAGTTCACCTTTTCAGTTCACCAACTGAAGATATTGCTTGAAGCAACCAGTTACTTTTTAGATGGAATTGAAGATGATGAAGAACATGAGTTCAAAGCCAATAAGGTTGATGTTGCAGAGTTAAATAAAACATTAGAAAAAATTGTTAAAAGAGATTGACAATTTTACATAGTATGTTATAATCTTAATGTGGGTTGGTTATGCGGTTAACTAACCCACACTTATCTAAGTCAACCGCAGGGAGAATGAAAGATGAATGATCCAACTATAAATGTACAGCTAACACAAGATGAAATATCCATGATAGCTAATAGCTTAAGCTATGAACTTAGTGTTCTTGGCAACAAAGGTATAGACCCTCCGTACAAAAAAGAATTGGAAAAACTTTATGAAAGATTAAGCACTCTTGAGGATGAAATCTAATGATTGAAATCAAAGATTAACGATATTTTTATTTATAAATTAGTAAAAATTAGTTTGACAAATTTACTTAATGTGTTATAATCTTAATGTGGGTTGGTTTGCGGTAACTAACCCACACTTATCTAAGTCAACCGCAGGGAGAATGAGATGAAAAAGGTATTTACTAATTCAGAGTTAGACACACGATGTGATGCTGCTGCTGTCTTAGCAAGAACCATAAGCCGAAAGCTTAAGGCAGCAGGATTCATAATGAAGAGTAGTTACACAGGTTTTTCTTCTCTGAAACAAGGTCTTACTGTGTCCAGACTTGGATATAGTGGCACAGTCATAGTTGATTGGGATTTTCAAAGTTATGCTTTGAATGAGGAAGATAAGGAAAGAAGGAATGGAGCAAGGAAAGAAGTGAGAGAGTTCCTTGAAAAAAACGGATACAAATTAGATGGAACTAAGTTTCCTTTAATTTACATAGATGTATAAATGAATCACTCAGGGGAATTGACTTGTTGTTGGTTCCCCCTCCCTTATTTTATAAAAGGATAATGAAAATGAAAAAGCGTAAAGTTAGCAATAAAAGGCTGGAAAAAATCATAAGCAACTGTTGTTATTTTACTAATAGATATGGTGATTGGTATCAGATTCACGATGTTGAGAAAGATGGTTTTAATTCTATATATTTAGACACTTGGACTAAGGTTAAAGTATTGTTTAAAGATATTAATTTAGCTCATGATAAATTTTACACAATGAAAAACGCAGATTTAGAAATCCAAATAATTTAATCAGATATATATTTAAAATTTTATTTAAAAAGTCTTGACAAAGTTTATTGTTGTGTTATGATAATAGTGTGAGTTAGATATGCGGTTATCAACTCACACTTACATAAGTCAACCGCAGGGAGATTAGTATTATGGGTTCTTATATGTACAGATTAGCTGGAAAGACCAAAAAAGCCGAAATGAATATTGAGGGTAAACAAGAACTTGTTTACGAATTAAAATACTGGTGGAAGCCAGCTTGTTTTAGTATCAAAGACATATACAAGCCAAAAGATTACAACGCAGTTGTAGCACGAATCCAAAAAGCCTTTACAGATAGGCCTGTTCGGTTTGTTGCATTCTCAGACTACCAAACAGTATATCGTGTCACACACGATGGGTTCATCGATGTGCTTGATTCACAACTGGGAAGTGGTTGCTATCCTATAGTTCCAAATAATGTTATTAGTTTAGAAAAAAGTCTTGACAAAGTCTCTTAATGTGTTATGATACTTGTGTGGGTTAGTTATGCGGTTAACTAACTCACACTTACACAAGTCAACCGCAGGGAGATTAGAATCATGGATAAGAAGACTAAAGAAAAAATTAGGTATCAGTTGCAATGTTTGTTTAACAGTTGCAGAGAAGGTGAGTATGGAATATGGGAACCTAATAAAGAAGGGTTCATTGCGATGGCTGAGTCACTTGAGTCAATAGCCAAACTAATGGAATTACCAACTCTTAAAGAAATGTATAATCCACCATCTGAAGTAGAATAAAAAGTTATTAAAAAGTCTTGACAAAGTCTCTTAGTGTGTTATGATATTTATGTGGGTTAGTTATGCGGTTAACTAACTCACACTTACACAAGTCAACCGCAGGGAGATTAGTAAGATGGATGATAAATTTGAAAAATTGTTGAATGATGTCCAAGAGATCAAAACCTCTTCTGAAGAAATCACACAGCATCTGGATTGTGCTGGAACTTGTGAAACACAAGACGATTTAATTGCAAACTTAAAAGATGCACTTTCTGTAGCCAAAGAAATCGTAAAAGACTTGGAAAAAATACAGAAGAAAAATAAGGGAGAATGAGAAATGGCCAAAAAATCACGGTACAGATATGCGTTCTATTGGGTAGATCACAATAACTACGAAGTAGCTAAGTATGTTGTTGCGATTACAAAAAAAGAAGCTGTTGAAATTTTTAAAGAAAAAATGGAAAATGCTGGCTGGCCTATTCCAAAAGGCCTTGTAGTAAGAAAAACTTTCCTTATTGTTTAATTAGTATGATACTTGTGTGGGTTAGTTATGCGGTTAACTAACTCACACTTACACAAGTAAACCGCAGGGAGATTAGAATCATGGATCGCAGACGATGGACTCACAAGGTTGTCAAAGACAGCAAATATGGATGGATGGATGGCAGATGGTTGCGAACTCCATCATGGACAGGCACTCTTGATGAATGCACAGCTAAAGCCAACAAGATGGCAGACTTGTTTAATTCTAGTGGTGAAGTCTTTATCATTAGAGTTATACCAAGGAAGAAGGGTGAAGCTGTGTTGAAAATACACAGTATAAATAAAGAAGAAATAAAAGTAAAAAAAGCTTGACAAAGTTTTTCTTTGTGTTATAATCTTAGTGTGGGTTGGTTAAGCGGTTATCAACTCACACTTACACAAGTCAACCGCAGGGAGTTTAGAATCATGACAGATAATAACCAGTACAATTGGGAACTGTGTTTCGCAGACGGTGGTAATGGTCACAGTTTGTGGCTTGATAAACTAACTAACAAATATGCGATTAAAGATATGTCAGGAGATTTGCCACACCTGACTGACGATGGTGTTCTTTGGTTGGGTAAGGGATTAAAGTATATCCATACAGATAAAGAAAAAAACGGTTCTGTGTTTATTCATATTTATAACAATAAGCTTTGTGTTCGCTTTAACACATTTATAGTAAGAAATAACACAAAAGCTAATTGCTATTGTGTATTCGATTTTGCAATGCGGGTAGCTGAAAAGCTTAATATGAAACTTGAATTTAGTTTGGAACTAAAGAAACTGGAACCTTTTTTTTCACCAATAGAAAAGGAGTTAAGCAATGAAATTAACTGAAAGACAGCGTGAAATTATAAGGGTCACCCTCAGTTATTGCTTGGCTAACTATGACGAGCTTAATGAGTGTTTATATCCAGAAGAAGATCATGATGAGGTTGAAATAGAATACTCTGAGATTGAAGACATACTTAAGGAGATTAAAAATGATTAAGACTAGAGATAAGTTGCTGGCAGATGTAAAGAAGTTTATTTCAAAATATCCAGATACCTGTGTTTACACAGCGGAAGAGTGGGCAAAGAAAGAAACGCTCGTTCAATTTGGAGAGGTAATCTTTGTTGCAGAAGGACAGCTTTACCATGCTCTCAATGGTCAGGATGGTAAAAAAGAAAAAGATGCAATTGTAAAAATAGCTCGAAAGCATTATTGCTATATTGAGCAAGGGTTTCATTGGAGTTGGCACTTTCGTAGCGTGGGGGAATTGTAAAATGATTGAGATTAAAAATAAAGCAGGACTGGTTATTCATACAGTAGATGCAGAGAACCTTACTGGTGTAAGTTTCAAAGGTGTTCACTTACACGAAGCTGACTTCTCAAGTACGAACTTGGAAGGGGCAGATTTTTCTCATTGCCTTCTTACTGATGCTACCTTCAGCGGGGGTAATTGTGCAAATGCTAATTTCAGTCATGCTAACCTAGAAGGTGTGAACTTCATCTATACAGATTTACGAAATGCTAAATTAGAATTTGTAAATATAAAAGGTGCATATCTTCAAGGAACAAAACTTAATAATGCAAGCCTATGTGGTGCTTGGATTAATGAAAAAACAAAATTCTAGGAGAATGTATGTTAATCAAGTTAAACACCAAGGATGAGCTAAATATGATTGATGCTGCACTCAGGACTTTCATCGACAAGAACAAGGCCTGTGAACCTCAGATTGCAGCAGCAGTTAATTTGTTAAATAAGATTATTTTGTATTTTAAAAACAAATAGTCTTGACAAAGTTTATTAATGTGTTATGATACTTGTGTGGGTTGGTTTGCGGTAACTAACTCACACTTACTAATGTCAACCGCAGGGAGTTTAGAATCATGCCTGAGTTTAAAATGGAATTTGGTTTTGGAAAAAGAAAAACCTTTGTAGTTAAGTTTGATGCTGCAAACTTAAAGGAAGCTTTAGAAATAGGTGAAGAACCACACAATGCAAAATGTAAAAAACTTTTCAAACACCTTGAAGAAGTTTTCGTACAAAATAAATTTAGTGTTGATGAAGGTTGGCACAATTACCAATGCCTTGATATTGAAGAAGTTCAATTCTTCCGAGAGTCAGGCGGTAAGAAGAAGAATACTAAATTAACCAAAGGTGAAACGATTTGTTTGCTGGCAGCATACGACATCATTTCTATTATTGAATGTGCATCCTTCAAAGATTATGATCTTATATTTGCGGTTCTCACAGGGGATGGCTTTACCCAATATAATAAAATGACAAAGGCAGCATTAGCTTCTGAGTTTAAAGAACAATGGAGCAGCATTAAAAACAATACTGAAGTATTAGCTTTAGCTCATGTTCTCAATGGTGAACCCATTGACTTACTTAAACATCAGATTTAAATCACTCAGGGGAATTGACTTGTTGTTGGTTCCCCCTCCCTTACAACATGATACACAATGTAGGTAAATGTTTTTGAATGCCTACAGTATGTAACATTGAATCACTCAGGGGAATTGACTTGTTGTTGGTTCCCCCTCCCTTATCACTATGCTATATCATCAGTCTATATCACTATGCTATATCATCAGTCTATATCACTATGCTATATCATCACAAAGGAAATAAGACATGAGCAATCAAGAATTAAAATTGCCAACCAAGCCAGAAATAACCACTCAAGTTTTTGAATCTAATAAGGTTACAATTCAAACAAAATTCTTTTCACCTACAAACAGTAGGGGAGCAAGAGTTAAAGCGTATTCAAGTAATTTTGAAAATTCCAAGGATTCAGTTATTCTGTCTTGGGATTATGAATTGAACGCATCTGAGAACCATGCCAATGCAGCTAAACAGTTATGTGCCAAAATGGACTGGACTGGTGACCTTCAAATGGGAAGTATTAAATTTGGCTATGTGTTTGTGTTCCTTAATTAATCTCTCGCTTGTATAAGTAAGATACATTTATATGACAAAAGTCTTAATATATATATTAGGACTTCTGTCGCTTAATGGGGTAGCTGTTCATTTGAATCATATGATTGAAAGGTGGTAGATAAAATTTATTATTAAATATTTTATAATAAGTTATTGACATTTTAATATTACTGTGCTAGAATGATAACATAAGATTGAACTGGTGTGTGGTTTCCAATTTAATCTTTTTAATTCTAGTTAAACCGCAGGGAGTATTGAAATGATTAGCAAAGACTTCATAACAGGTGGCAAAGCAACCTTCACCATTGAAAACTCAGCAAGCTTCGCTGAGAAGAACAATCTTAAGCCCCACTACACCTACAAGGTGGTTAAGAAAGCAGCAAACAATAATTATCCTGAGACTTGGTTCGTGTCTCTGATGACTGGTTCAGATAACGAAACAAGCTTCTCTTACTTAGGTATACTTGATGCCAAACAAGGAAACCTAATTATAACGAAGAAAAGCCACCTTACAGAAGACTCCTTGGTAGTTAAGATTCTCAAGAGAACCTTAACTAAGTTGTGGGCAGATCAAGCCCAAGACATAATCGCAGCAGGGTTTGAAGTTCATCATTGTGGTAAGTGTGGAAGGTGTGGAAGGAAGTTGACTGTACCTGAGTCAGTCTTAACAGGATTCGGACCAGAGTGCGGGGGAAGGATTTAATCTATAGCTCTTACTTATACAAACAAGGAAAAGATTCAAAGTCTTTTCCTTGTTCTATTATATAACATATCATTACACCATATCATCAGTCTATATCACTACACTATATCATCAATCTATATCACTACGCTATATCATCACCCTATATCACTATCCTATATCATCACACTAAAACATTTAATATATTTTTAATTAAAGACTAAAAATATATTTAATATAAAAGACATATAATATCTTTTTAATCATAATTACTCAAGCGTACTTTAAAATTAGTTACTCAAGCGTACTTTAAAGCCCTCCTTCGGAGGAACAAACCTTCTAAAGTACACCTGAGTAACTATTTCAGAAAAAAGTATAAATTAGTCTTTACAAGTTTAAAACAATATGTTCTAAATCATATGTGAGTTGGTTTGCGGTAACTAACTCACACTTACATAAGTCAACCGCAGGGAGATCGAAAGATGAAAGTTCAAGAAGTTTTAGATTTGATTAAGGCTGATAGCAATGTTTCTAATTTGTTTTGGGAACTTAAGATCACCCAAAATGATGTTGTGGTCGGGTATGGGTACAACAGCATTCATAACAAGAATCTTAATTATACAAGTATGAACTTGAAAGAGTTAAGAGTTCTCTGGATGAAAAAACAAAAGATTGCAATCGAGTTCAATGGGAATTTCGATTACAAGAAACCTTTTGACATCCAGCATGAAGAGATTGAACCATCATGTTCAATTATTAAATTTCCTAAGTTTAATGTTTTAAAGTTTGACAAAGTTTCTTAATGTGATATGATATTTGTGTGGGCTAGTGTTGCGGTAACTAGCCTACACTTACACAAGTAAACCGCAGGGAGATTAGAATCATGGCTAAGTTTAAAGTTCGTTTTGATTTTAGAAAAGGCTCTGAGACAATTGTGATTAATGCAAAAGATTTTGATGATGCTAGTTCAAAGGTTAAAGAAAAAAGCAATATGTCGTTGGAAACAATTGAAATGATTGAACAAATTTTCATAGAAAACAAGCAAAACCTAGCTGATGGTTGGAAGACCTACAGGGCAGTAACCATACTCCCTACCATATCAGCAGAGCCAAGTATGCTCAATGTAAGAACGGAAGAACAAGTTGACCCAAAAAGAATTGAAGGTATTGCAAATGTTAGTATTGAATATTTCAATGGTTACATCGATGGTAAAAACAACCTGACCATTAAGATTGATCAGGAAAAGATCAAGATAAGCTATGATGATGATGAATGCAATAGTTTCACTATTGCAGAGTTCCCAATAATAGACTTGTTGAAGGATAATGTTCAAATTAAATGTGTTTAACAAAATTAAACACAAACTAAACCAAGGCTAACCACCTTGGTTTTTTTTATACCTATTAAAGACTAAAAAGGTATTTAATATAAAAGACATAGCGTATATTTTTAATCATAATTACTCAAGCGTACTTTAAAATTAGTTACTCAAGCGTACTTTAAAGACCTCCTTCGGAGGGGCAAGCTTTCTAAAGTACACCTGAGTAACTATTTTGGAAAAAAGTATTAAATTAGTTTGACAAAGTTTAAATTATCATGTATGGTTAAATAAGCTGGCCAACATTGCGTTCAAGTTGACCAGCTTTACTAATAACAAGAACGCAGGGAGATCGAAAGATGAGTGCTATCGAAAATTTCAAAAATTTGTTTTCCAAAATGGAGTTTGTCGCAATCGATTCTTGGATTGCCCAAGATGAAGATGGTTTTAGTATTGGTAAAAAAAGTGATCGGGAGCCAAGGGCAGTAAGTATTGAAGATTTGTTGAAATTGTTTGCACCTAGCAGTCATCATGATGATTGGACACTTGAAGGGTTCCTTGCTGATATAAAGGATTTTACCTCGCTTCAAAATGCTTACAATGAGTGTACAGACAATGGAGAAGGGTGGTCAAGATTATATGAAAAAAATGCTTATATGCAAGAAAAGAGTGAAAAAGAAAGAATTGCACTTGAAAGTGCTGCTGCTGCTTTCGCAGCGAAATACAAGACTGGTGGTGTAAACTTAAATTTTCTTCAAAAAATTGAAGAAAAACTTCGCTGGTATGGTTACGAAGCGGAAACTTGGAACTCAGGTGAGTGCAGGGCAGAACGATATGCCAGAAGCACACCAGAAAGTTACAGTTCAGACAACGATTATGTTTCTAGTAAGCGGGAAGCCAAGGAAAGAAACCTTAATAATATTCTATCATGGGTGCAAAATAACTTGCCCCTTCTTTGGGCTAAACACGAAGAAATCAAGAACACATTTTACACCCCTCAATCATAATAATTAAAAAAAAAGCCAAGGCTAACCACCTTGGTTTTTTTTATGCTTATTAAAGATTAAAAAGGTATTTAATATAGTAAAATTTTTTTGATCATAGTTACTCAAGTGTACTTTAAGACCAACCTATTAAAAGACCATCCTAAAGTACGCTTGAGTAAGTATTAATAAAAGACTAAAAAGGTATTTAATATAAAAGACATACAATGTATTTAATATAAAAGACATACAATGTATTTAATATAAAAGACATACAATGTATTTAATATAAAAGATATACAATGTATTTAATATAAAAGACATAAAGTATCTTTTATTTATATTTGATCATAGTTACTCAAGCGTACTTTAAGACCTGGGGCAAGAGGAACAAGTTTTTTAAAGTACACCTGAGTAACTAATTTTGGAATTTTTTAAATATTTTTCTTGACAAATAAAAATAATATAAGCTTGCAAATTACTTTTAAAAAATCTTCTTTTTATTTCTATAAATAAGCTTGACTTATTCATGTAAGTGTGATAAAACTTATTTAGGTAAGTGGTGTTGATTTTTTGCGTGAGTTTTCCAGAACCCACTTACCTTTTAAAACTACTGGAAAAAACTAGCAAGGGATTACGAATATGAGTACTGCAATCACCACCACCCCCGCAACCATCAACACCAATGCAGCACGAAGGATTGCTGCCTACACTAAGGGAAAACCCCTAGAAACGGTGCTTGAAGCTTACAACGCTCGTAAGAGCAATTACGCTGATATCACCACAAAGGTTGATGCAACTAATTCCAGGATTGTTCCATCTGTACACCCGATCAATGGGAAGTTTACTTTCTTGGATCGGGAAAAAGGTCTTCATTATCGACCTACCCGCCATGCCTACAGCCAGTTAAGCCAAAAGTTTAAAATCGGGATTTCTACCATTCTTAAGCTTGAAGCTTCAGAATCACCTGAGTATCACGCTTGTTTGCAAAATTTAATCAAGATTCATTTTGAATCTGAAGCGGAAAACAAAAACTTCCTTTTTAGATTGAATGATTCTGATAATTCTTGCAGGGCACTTTTGAGCGACAAATATGCTATTGTCAATAATTCCTGGATGCTGGATCAGATCCAGCGTTATTTGCCAGAAGATGCTAAAAGCCATGTTGTAACGGATTTGAGTACCGAAGACTATCTTAGCTTTTCGGTGTTTATTCCCTCCAGCGAAGCTATCATGGATGACAGTAACTACGGTGGACTTATCAAGTTCACGAACAGCGAAATCGGAACCCATAGGCTAACGCTGGAAGCGGGTATTCTTAGGTTGGTGTGTACTAATGGCATGATCGGGGTGCGGGGTCAAGCGGGGTTGAATGTGGTGCATAGGGGCACTATTGATTTGAGACACATTCAGTCTCTTATTCAAAGTGGTATACAAGACCACATGGCAGCAATGCCCCGCATGATCGAGGGATTCCAAAGAACCAAGCATTTCACGCTTGGAAACGATGGTTCCACAATGACCCCTTTGTTCGCTTCAGTTGCACAAGCTTACAAGCTTACGCAACTCGAAATCGAAGCCACGCATACTGGTTGGGGGATTGAACGCAGCGAAACCCCTCAGTATGCTCGAACCTTGTTCGGTATTGCGAACAGCATTACAAGGGGTTCCCAAAGGCTTCCTGAGATTTCCAATACCAAGATGAATGAGATTGGCGGGGAACTTGGCCAGTTCAGCCATGATGAATGGATCGGTCTTCGCAACAAGGCCAATGCCCTTCAGGTCAAGGATTGCGAAAGCATCCTCGGCAGGGATCTTATCTTTGCATAAAGTTCAGGCTAGGTAAAACAAAAGACAAGGCAGGGTGAAATATCCCTGCCTTTTCTTTTTGTCCTATACCATACAAAGACAGTATCAATATATCTATATCATCAATCTATATCACTATGCTATATCATCAATGCAAATTAAAATTAGTTACTCAGGTGTACTTTAAAAAAACCTCACCGAAAAAAATTGTACTAAAGTACGCTTGAGTAACTATACTATAAACATTTAATATATTAATACCACCAATATATTAATATAAGAATACATTTATGTATAAATATATTAAAGAGTAGTTTAGTCTTAATATACTTTGAATAGTTACTCAAGCGTACTTTAAGAACCTCCGAAGGAGGAACAACTTTTCTAAAGTACACCTGAGTAACTATTTTTAAAATAAAGTTAATATTGTTTGGTTGGTTGCCGATATTAAATGTGTAAGGGTTGCTACTGTTGCTAACCCTGTTTGAAAACACCAAGGGAGTCGAGTTATGTTTGCTATTTTAGAACATGGTTACTTGTTTTCGGAATACTACCAAATGTGGATTATCTTCCAGTTGTTCGGGGATCGAATACTTTTTTAATCCTATCCCTTATCATTATCCCTTATCATCATAGCCCTTAGTTGTATAGCTAAGGGCTATTTGCTTTACCAGATAGCCCACCTAGATTTGCGTTTTTAAGACTTTGTTTGCTTAAGTGAGTCTTAGATCAACTTTGTGAAACAATGCGTTAAAACGCAAATAATAAAAGATTAATCTTTTTATAAAATTTGTTACTTTGTTCTTGACAATTTTTTAATTATGCCATATGTTTAATTGTGCTGGCCAACATTGCGTTCAAGTTGACCAGCTTTACAAACTAACCAGAACGCAGGGAGTTTAGAATCATGGGAACAAGACTTTATCCAATGGCAAAAGAAAACAAAATTATCGAAATACTTGCTGGTGTTCCAGCGGGTAGTGTGGAAGCAATGGAATTGTTTAAAAAGGAACTTATCGTGAAGTTCCCTGATACCAATCAGATCGTAGATCAAATAAAAGACCCAAAATACTTAAGATGGTCTGCTTTAAACGATCACCCTGTTTTCGGGGTGATAGACAATTTTCTTTCGGAGGGTTGGGGCAAATTTGGTTGGGGATTGGTAACCAAATTTGGACATGAGGAATTTAGCGGGATTGCAACCAATGCGGAAGAAGTAAAAGCACTCTTGATAAGTGCTGGAAAGTTCGACATTGCAACCAATCCAGAACAAGTAAATATGCTTGTTGAAAGTGGTGGAGTGTGGTGGGGTTAATAGTTTAGTATCTCAACAAGCCAAGGCTAACCACCTTGGTTTTTTTTTATACCTATTAAAGACATATAAGGTATTTAATATTAAAGACATACAATGTATTTAATATAGAAGACATTCCATATCTTCAAAGTTACTCAAGTGTACTTTTAAATTAGTTACTCAAGCGTACTTTAAAGACCTCCTTCGGAGGGGCAAGCTTTCCAAAGTACACCTGAGTAACTTTATTGGAAAAAAGTATTAAATGTTCTTGACTTATACAAGTAAGGTGCTATGATTACCAATAGCTGGTGTGTAAGGTGTTCATGCTATCCAGCTTTACTAAAAACCCGAACACAGGGAGTCGAGTTATGATGATCTATGGTAACAAGGGAAATGTGATAGACAACAAATGCCATCTTTCGGGGCCACATGGATTATTGTGCGGGGGCAGCACCCTTGCAACAAACCATGCTAGGCTCGAAGGAGTTAAGGTGGTTGGTTGTCCTAAGTGCCTGGAGATGATGAAAATTAAGGGGATCGAACAACCCAAGTAAAAAAACAACAAAAGGAACCAAGGCTTACCACCTTGGTTTTTTTTTAGCATATTAAAGACTAAAAAGGTATTAAATATAAAAGACATAACATATCTTTTAATTGCAATTGACAAAGTTACTCAGGTGTACTTTAAAGACTTCCTTCGGAAGCATAAGCGTTCCAAAGTATACTTGAGTAACTTTATTGAAAGAAAGTATTAAATGTTCTTGACTTATACAAGTACGATGCTATAATTACTAATAGCTGGTGTGTAAGGTGTTCATACTATCCAGCCTTACTGAAAACCCGAACACAGGGAGTGTATCATGAAGAAGTTTTTTGCTGGTGTGGTTGCTGGTATGGTTGCTGTTCGCAATGTTGCTGTAGCTGTTGTCAACCTACCCAACACCCTTGAGAAGCTTGGAAGGGCTGAGGCTGAGGTAGCTTCGCTTGCTGCTGCTCTTCAACTTCAGGTTGAAGAGGTTGATGGTATGAAGTTTGAACTGTCTAACAAGGCGGGAGCCTTGGAGATAGCAGAAAATATAAACCTGAAAGACTTGTCGAGACACATAAGCCGTTCAGGTATTGTTGAGGCTATGGATATCACAGCTGCGGAAGTTGCAGAAGAGATGGACATGACTGACAAGATCGACATGGATGAAGTTGCTTCCAAGGTTGCAGAGAACATAGACCTTGAAGACATGGCCTCATCTGTGTATGACAAGATCGACATGGATGAACTAGCCGATAAGGTCTTGAACATCCTGATTACTTCTTACTCAGAGAGCAGGAGGTAACAGCAAGTAGCAACAGAAGAAACCAAGGCTGGCCACCTTGGTTTTTTTTGTAGTCTATTAAAGACAAAGATAGTATTAAAATATTAATAATAAAAAATTACAAAATTAAAAATTAATAAATTAAAAATAAAAAACATTTGAGATATGGTTTGTAGCATATACCCATTTGCTATAGTGACTCCTTTGTTTGAAGGTGTTCTTACTTTTTTCCACTAGGTTTTGCATAAGTTGGTTATGTTATACTAAGTATTACAAAGTTAAACTAAGTTATATTAAGGTATGGGGGTAAAAATCTTTTTAAAAAAGTATGGATAGGTTTTAAAAAATTGCGGGGGTTATAATTTTTTTCAGAGAGAGGGTTTTTGAATTAAGGGTTATAGCCCCATTCATGAATTGAATCGCCATTGGTAAAGAGTGTTTTAGCTGGAACAGTTTTGGTTAAAATTCTGTATTTGCCAAGTAAGCTAGATTCTCCGTGTTCAACTGCATACTCTTTATTTATTGTAACCCAATCACCAGAGTTTATTTGTATTTTATCTTTTTCAACAAGAGGTTGGGAGTTTATTTTTTCTAATTCTTTATTAAGAATTTCATAGTATTTAGAAGGATTAAAATAAGAGATAGCGGAGCCAAGATAATCTATAGCAGCAGGAGGTATTTTTCCTGTTTTCTGAATATACTTTTTTTGTTTTTCCAGATCATTTATTTTTTCTTGGCTAGAAAGTACTTTTGGCATAGCTCTATAAATTTTAACTTGCATATTTGGTTTATTACGAGCAGATTGAATGATACTAATGGTATAGTTATCTATACTAGGATTGCCATGTCCATAATATCTTGCACCATTTGGGCTATAGATATCATCTGGATAAGTATTAGTTAAATCATGAAGTGGAGAGTTTTCATTGCTTGGAGCTTGATGTGTTCCTCTGTAGTCTTCAGATTCAAGCCAAGTTTTAAAGTTCATGGTGTATTTATAGGTTAAATAAAGAAAATGTTCCGTTTTTTATTTATTAGGTTTTTTTGGAAAAGAAATACAGATCAGCTAAGTAATTTAGTTTATTTTCTTCGATATCTTTTGTTACAAAGTTTTTATAAATTTCATTTAAGTACCAATTGTACAATTTTGTGTTATATTTCTTAACATTTGTTAAGTCATCGCTATCAATTCTAAGCTGTCCTTTTTTAGATGAAAGAATAAATTTCTTTTTTTCTATTGGGTTGTTTAAAAATTCAACTATTGCATTTTTATTTTTTTCAAAAGCTTCTTTAGTTTTGATAGTTTTTACAATGTCATAAGGATAAGAAAAATAACTTGGGTTTAAATTTCCACTTAAAAATGCATTTACAAAGTTTGATTGTATTTTGTCTAAAACAGAAATAAGATTAGTTTGAAATTCTATTGGTCTTTTTTCGTGATCTATGCGTTTGTTTGTTTTTAAATTATCACCATAAAAATCAACATCTTGTTGTTTCATCAGATATTTTGTTAATCTTTTTGGCCCGCTACCACCATGTGTTTTAATTGGAATAATATCCATGTTATCTGGTATTGTTTTATTGTTTTTAAGGTATTCATTGATATCAAGTAAATGTTGTAAAAAATGAGTAAATTCATGTTCTACAAGTCCATACATTGCAGGATTAACAATTCCAGAATAATAAAAATTTTTAAACAAATCATATTTTAGTTCTATAAATCCTGTTACTTCATATGTTTGGTCATCGTGTATTGCAATATCTGCTTTTTCTCCAATATAATGTCCAACAGTATTATCTTTAAAACCTTTATAATTTACTTTTAATTTTGGGTTAAGATGTTTTAAAAATTCATATTTTGTATTTGAGAAATCTAAGCTATATTTTTTGGCTTTTCTTTGTGGTTTTTCAATATTATTTTTCAAGTAATTGAAATAATCAGTAATAATTGGTTCAAATACTTTAAATGGAACTTGAATTGCACCTTCTTTTATTAGCCAAGTTTTAAAGTTCATACTTTATTTATGCGGTAGGAGGTCGAAAAGCTGGGTTGTACCTAGATTGTTTTAGTTTTCGTGCATCATCAGAAGCATCTCTTGGATTTTTTGGCAAACTAAAATCGTTGAATTCTTCATCAGTACCAGAGAATATAACATTGTAACCTTTAAGTTCTATGTTTGTCTTATCAAAGTAATAATTAGCAATATTATAACTAGTTCCTTTTGTTATAGCATCATATCTAGAAACTTGTGGATCAAGAGGGGATTTTTCAGTCTTAGATTGTTCGATATTTCTTTTTTGTTTTTGGTTTAATTCATAAACAACTGTTTTAAGTCCTCTTTCAAATAAAGGAAAGAGTCTTTTGAAAACACTAACATTTCCCTTCATGCCTTGTGCTAAAAATTCAAAAATAGGTTCAAAACTAACATCTCTTGTAATTCTCATATTTTTAAGATCTGTTTGTGCAAATTGAAGTTGGTTATCAAGTATCCTTCCAGCAGCAGCAAGCATGCTTTTGCCAATGCTTACTATCATTTCATTTTCTTTATGTTTGTTTTTTCCAAAAAATTGTTTCTCACCCATATCAACTTTTTTATTATTATTATTTAGATGTTGTTTCATTTCTTCTGTAAATGAGATATCAACACCTTCGGTGCTTCTAGAAACATTAAATATGCTTTTGCCTTTTATATCTTTTTCATAACCACCATCTCCTATTTTTGATCCTAAGTTAACATTTTTTTTATCATATACTTGAAAATCATCATGTTTCGCTATTCCTGCATGGGGATTCGCTGGTCGTGCATCGGGATGTGGAAAAGCACTATTTCCTGCTGTGGGGTTATTATTTAAAGAAGTGGCAACGCTTGGCATGTTTTCACCTTGGCCGAACACATATTGTCCAACTTCGTTTAGGTCTTTATTTTCTACAAATTGTTTAAAGCTATATTTCATAATATTTCCTGTTTTAAATTAATAAGTTATATATGTGTTAGGAGGGCGAAAATATTCCGTTTTTTTATTCTATAATTTCAATATTAGATGTTAGCATTTCAAGCATTTTCTTTTTCCAAGAAACAGGTTCACTATTTTTTTTTCTTTTAACACCAATTTTGGTACATGCTGACAAAGTTGGTCTACATGCTGGATATTTTCTTTCAGCACCTTTGCCAGCTTTTTTACGGCCACAAGAAACGAGGTTTCCTTTTTTACTAGCTTTGCAGTCTATCCATCCTTTTCCATTATTTCTATCGAACCATCCTCGCAAGCCTTTTTCTTTTTCTGCTTTAAAGATATCTTCATTTAAATCAGTAGTTTCATTTTTTCTAGAGTTTCCCCAATTTTTAGAACCTTTTTTTCTACAAGTTCCTAGTGCCCCGCTTGCATAGGCCGAGGGAAAGACATCATATCTGCTTTTAACTTTATAATAGCAAGCATCTTTTTTTTCGAGGAAGACACTCCATTTTTTGAATTGAAAATTGTATTTACAAATTGATCCTTCATTCAAATAATCTTTATTATTCAAAGGCGAAACATTTTCGTTTTCTTTATTTTCTTTTAAGTATTCAATAAATGTTTTCATAATATTGTATTTAGTACTAAGAGGTCGAAAGAGTTCCGCTTTTTACATTTGTTTTTTATTAAGAAAACTTCCTTTAAGAAACTCAAAAGTATTTTGCCAATGTTCATCGGGTATGTTTATAGGCCAATTGTTTCTCTTAAATAAAGCTTTAAGATCTTCTGCACTATTGATATTAAGGTTTTCTATTTTTTTAATTGATTCAGTTGGAATTGAATCCAATATTAAGTCTATAACAACATGCTTATTTTCTGGCATATTGAATAAGTTATTTTCTTTTAAGTATTCATTAAATGTTTTCATAATAGTGTATTTATGTACTAGGAGGGCGAAAATGTTCCGTTTTTCAGATAAAATATTTTATTCATTTTTAATTATTGAATTGAAAATAAATATTAATAATGAAAGATAAAATACTTTTTATAAGTGATGAAGTTTATCCTGATTACATGAGTGATACAATGTTTCATGGAGGTAGAAGTGTTCTTGGAGAAAGTTTCATTGATTCAAAAAGAATTAATTTCATGTATGACGATTATTGTGGTTATCGTAATTTATATGGAAGAGGATTTACTTTATATGGCAAATTAGATAGCAAATTAGAAATTGATCGAGAAGATATAGAAGATAAAATAAAAAATAAATATTTTAAAGCAATTATGTATGGGTCTTGTAGAAGGAAGCTTGAATACTTAGAGTTGGTTAGAAAAAGTTACAACAAGAATGAAATTATATTTATAGATGGAGAAGATCATCAAGGAATTGATTTTACATTAGCCAATTATGGAAATTATTTCAAAAGAGAGTTATTACACAATACTAAAAATATTATTCCAATTCAATTTGCTATACCAAAAGAAAATATAATTAAACACAAGCCAACAAAGACTAATGATTTTGGAACTGTGATACCTTATAAAAAAGAAACTTATATTTTCCATGATGAAAAAAGTTATTTTGAAGATTATCAAAAATCTTATTATGGAATAACTTGTAAGAAACAAGGATGGGATTGTTTAAGACATTATGAAATCATGATGAACCATTGTTTTCCTTTGTTTAAAGATATAAAAGATTGTCCAAAGATGACTATGGTTAAATTTCCCAAGAAAAAGATAATAAAAGCTATGCACGATTTAGATTTAAATAAATTTGATTATTACGATGAATTTATGGAAGAGTTAATGGAAATTGTGGCAAACAAATTAACAACAGAAAAAATGATGACATATGTTTTGAATTGTATTAAGTACTAGGAGGTCGAAATAGTTCCGCTTTTCAATAATATTTATTAGATACCAAGTAAATAAGTTACAAGTATAATTTCTTTAATATTGGTGAAAAATGGAAACAAGGGGAATGCTTAAGGTGTTTGGTGCTCCATTCAACATAAATAATTCAAGTTGTTCAAATACAAAGCCAAAATTATTTGATTGGACAGAAGAAGATTGTGACATAGAAGTATTCATTGATCATTCCATGATGGAAGAGTTATCAAAGTGTAAAAATAAATCAACATTAAGGGTTGGATGGTTATGTGAATCCACAATGATTAACAATAATTTATACGAGCACATAAAGAGCAATTACAAACATATTTTTTCTTTTTTAGACTGCATATTTACATCAGACGAGTATTTATTATCATTAGATTTAAGGTTTAAGTTTTGTTATTCTTGTAGCAACATGCTTTCAACAATGTGTGATGATTATCTATATGAAGAATGTAAAAAGTTATACAAGAGTAAAAATGGTTTAATGTTTAGGTTAGGTGAATTTCAAATTAAGTTTGAATTTTGAACAATAAATTTACAATAATGTTTTATGTAATTTTACATCTTCGGAATAATAGGACTTAACTCTTTCAATTATATCTTCTGATAGTTTTGGTTTTTCAAACTTTCCTTCATTAACTTTTTCCATTGGCCAATTTAATTCTGCATCTTTGCATAATTTTTCTAATTCATCAGGAAACAAATAAAGTTTAGTAATTGGTTTTATCAAACAAGATTGTGTAAGAAAATGAGTGTTCTTTCTTAAATTTATACTTATTTTTTCCAATACAACATTTTCATCGTTCTCAAGTGCTTTAATTGCTTTTTCAGGAGCTATTTCAAGATAAGCTACTGTAGAAGCAAATCTAACTATTGGATCACGAATAGCTAATAAAACAACTGTATCTGGATCTTTTGAGTAAGGACAAATGTTTTGCCAAAAAGCTATTGAATCTAATTTTTCGTTTTTTAACATTTTTTGAAAAGGTTCTGGCAAACTATCTTTAAAACTTTGTGGAAATCTTGACCAAGTTTTCTCATGATCATCTAAAGTTTTTTTTAATTCTTCTGGATAATATTGTTTTACAATAGCACAGGCCAAAGAGGATGAGCCAACTTTTGCGTTAAATGCAATGTGACATGTAGGTAATTTAAAATATCTCATAAAATATATTAGTCATTTCATGAGATATTTTTAAAATTATACTACTGGAGCAACAGTTGTTACTTCTGGTGCAACTGTTGTGGTTGTTGTTGGCATTGTACCAATTATTTCCACTTCTGCTTTAGGATTAGCTTCTTTGTATTTTTCAATACAACGATCTAAACCGCCAGCATCTTCAATTATTGCATGATTCCAAATACTAATAACAATGTCATCTTTATTAGTAACTACTACTCTTGTTTCTTCAATTTTAACTTTAATCTTCATTTTGGACTCCTTTTAACATGATGTTTGCCATTTATTTCTGTTATTTCACAACCAAATTTTTTGTACCATTTTAATAATTTTTCTTGGTTCATTCCCAAAAAAAACTTATCTGTTTTTGTAACAGAAGGCCCAACTAATGTTGGATAAGCTATTCCTAACATTGTAATTTTATATTTATCAGCTAAATTACATAAAAACTTGCAAGTTCTATTTGCCTCAAAAGGATTGAATGAAATTATTTTTATTAATTTAAAAGTACTTTCATCAACCATTTTGCATCTTAGAAGAGTTTCCCCATGTTTCAAGTGATGTCCACATGGGGATGTATTTTTATTTAACTCTTGCCAAAAAGAATTATCAATAGGTGTAATAATATTCACCTATAATGAAATTAATTATCATAGTCGCCATCAACAAATTTACCGTTTGCATCTTTGATAACTAAGAAATCAACATCTCTTTTTTTGTTTCCTGAGATGGTAAAACTAGTTACAAGACCATCACCATTTACATTTTTATAACGACCCCAAGCTTTGCCAGCGGTAACAATAGTTAATTTTTCTGGAACATCCCAAACATATTCAGGAAGTTCAACATTAGCTTCTCCATTACTACCTTCTTCAATATAAACAGTTCCACTATAAACAACATGTGGATCTAAAATAGAAACATATTGTGTTCTATTGTTTAACGGCCCTTTATTAGGCTCTCCTGCACCATTGCCAACACCTGTAACACTTGAAGCACCCATAATATTCTCCTTTGTGAAAACACTAAGACATAATTTATATATTATTTTTTTGATTTATTATTTAATCAAACATACAAATTCTTCATGTTTATAAGATGGGAAACTTTCAACATATTTTATGTTAACTTTAATTGAACTATCTAATTTATCTTGAACTAATTTAATTAATTCAATTTCTCTATCGTTTAAAGGATTAGCTATTATATGTAATTCTAATTCATCTAATGATACTTGTATTGCTTTATATCTTTTAATACCAAATTTATCAAATTCTAAACTTCCAATCAAAGGCCATTTTTTATCACCGTTTGGCAATACAAACATATTCCTTGTTCTGCCTTGTATTTTTTTTATAGTTTGCAATGATCTACCGCAATTACAAGTACCTAATTCAATATGATCTCCATGTTTATATCTTCTTATATATTTGTTTGAAAGAGTTGATATTATTAATCCTCCATCTGTGTCAACTTCAACGATTTGATTTTCCATTACATGATATACACTTTTATTATCTGGACAAGTAAGTGCTATTGTTCCACATTCTTCACTTGAATAATTCGTACCACCTTTTTCACCAGTTCCTTTGCTATCTATAAAATTACTAATTTTAGATAAATCTAATTGCTTTAATATAGAAGGCAAACAACTAATGTAATGTGGGTTCTTTTCTTCTAACCACTTCTGCATTACTGAAATTGGTTGATAATTCATGCAATATACATTACCTTGATTTTTTGCTTGAAGCCCCCAAGAATTCATATCACAAATATTAATGTTAGGTTTAATTACTGCCATGTTTTTAGAGACATCCCATTTTCTCCAAATAATCTCTCTTAGATTACTAGCAGCAAACCACACATGATCATAATATGACTTTTCAACTGAAACTGGTTCGCCTGTTGATCCAGAACTTTTACATGTGTAATATCCTTTTTCCATTTTTAAATTTTGTAAATCTGATCTTGTCATAATTTTAAAATCTTTAATAAAATTAAAATCTGGTTTAAAATTCCATTGTGACTTTTCTAAATTATTTATTAATTTTAAACTATCTGCGTTCATGTTAAGAAAAATTCCAAATATAAAAAGAATACTTGTCAAATTTGATTGTATTTGTAGGTTTTATATTAAAATCATTTTCGGTTGGGAAGAAATTAGCTATCTTCATTTCTGGTAGCTTATCATTAAATGATCTTGCTACAAATACTTTACTGTGAGTAGCACACATTAATAATAAATTATCAGTTAGCTCTTTAGTAAAATTTAAAACTCCATCTCCTATAATATTCGTGTAAGATTTTTTATTTGTTGTCCATTCTTGTACTATAACATTTGATCCTTCATACCAAGGATCTATATCCATTTGACAATCACTTAAATTTATTAACTTATGTGTACATCCTAAAAGTAATACACTTCCTTTTAATAAATTATTTTTGTAAATTTTTACATCTTCTTCATTAGGTGATAAAGGATGAATTAATTCATTCATCCAATAATTTTTATTAATTTCCATGTGTTTTATATAAGCGTGAAAACAAAAAAACTCTTCTTCAAATTAATGAAAAAGAGTTTTTAGTTTAATAGTTTATTTATAATTAAACAATTGCAGATGTGTTAACACTCTTCCATGCTCCACCAACATAGACTTCTATGTTGCTTGTCGCTGTGTTGTAACAGAACATGCCGTTAGTTGGAGTGCCAGCAGCAGCATCTCTTTCAGTATTATTTGCATATAATGGCATTCTAGTCATACTTTGAATATAAATATGACCATTTCTACCAGCACCAGAATTAGTGCCACAAGTAAGAAACATATCTCCAGCACGATCTGTGCCAACGCTATTACCAGTAGTCAAACTCAAGTCACCCCCACGACCATTAACAGTACCATTACCTGAGTTAATAGTAATATCTCCACCAGCTACATTTTTAGTAGAAGCCGAATTGCCAGCAGCAATAATTACATTTCCAGCAGAAGTGCCATCACCATAAACAGTACCAGCAAATACTGAAAAATCTCCAGCACTTTGCGAGGAATTACCATTGTAACTGCCAGCTTCAATTCTAAAATCGCCACCATTACCAGTTCCTGAACCGTCACCAGCATACATGGAAAAATCGCCACCTTGACCACCGCCATTAGCTGCTTCACCAGCTGCCATGTAGATTTCGCCACCATTGCCAAAATTTCCGCTGTCATAACTTCCTGGCCCACCATAAATATAAACACCACCACCATCAACCTCATCATCAGCACCATAACCACCTTCAATGATTACCTGTCCGCTATAAGATGAAGTTGGGCCACCTTCACCACCAGCGATAAATACTTCACCACCTTCGCCAGATCCATTACCATAGCCACCAACAATAGCAATATCACCACCATCGTTATCGCCAGTTGAATTACCAGTTCCACCAAACAAATTCAAGTCTTGTGCATTATCACTTGGCTCTCCATCACTTGGCCCTGCTGTAATAGTTAAAGTATTAGTATTGCTACCAACAATATCTACTATACCAGTAAAGCCTGAAGAAACAAGATTTTCTGATCTTACAACATCATTTAAAATTTTTGGATAAATATTTGTTACTGAACCTTGACCTACTCCTTCTGAACTTGTTGCACCCATAGTAGTCTCCTTTTGTAAAAACACTTAGATATAGTGTATATATTTTTACAAGTAAAAATTTTATTATTTTCTTCAATAATTCATAATACACTTATTCAAGTGTTAGCCCCATCAACATATACCATCTAAATCTAATTGATCAAGAATTAAATTATGGTGCTGCGGTAGGTTCAACTGTTGTAGTAGTTGTTGTCGTAGGTTCAACTGTGGTTGTCGTAGGTTCAACTGTGGTTGTCGTAGGTTCAACTGTAGTTGTCGTAGGTTCAACTGTGGTTGTCGTAGGTTCAACTGTGGTTGTCGTAGGTTCAACTGTGGTTGTCGTAGGTGCAACTGTAGTTGTAGTAGGTGCAACTGTTGTAGTCGTAGGAGAAACTGTGGTTGTCGTAGGTGCAACTGTTGTAGTCGTAGGAGAAACTGTGGTTGTCGTAGGTGCAGCTGTTGTAGTCGTTGTTGTTGTTGTAGTCAATTCAACAACTCCTGTAATACTTGCTAAAGTTTGTATTTGATTATCAAAAGCATCACCATCTTTTAAATTTCCTACAACTTTTTGACTATTTCTATTTTTAACAATTATGCTATTCATAGTTCTTTGTTTAGAAACACCGTTAAAAATAGAAGTATCTAAAGAACCTTCAGTATCTATATTAATTTCATCTGGAGTCAATTGAACTGTGTAATTTACTACTTCTACTCCTGCTGCGTATTCTAAGGCATTAGCCATTATTATTGCCCCATCAGTAGTGGGATTCCAAAAATCACCTCTAACATCTGAAGAAGGCGGGTAAAAATTTAAAGCAACACACTTACCAGCTATTGGATCACCATTATCTTTATTTGATTTTTCGGCAATAAGAGGTGACCCATTACTCCAATTAGCAATTATTGTAGTATATAGGGAAAGACTTCCTGATCCATAATAACTACTAGAACCACCATCAAATGTAGTAACTCCGACCATGATAGGATGATTGGGTAGCAATACGGTTCCAAGATATAATTGAATACCATTTTCCTGTCCATCTGGATCAATAACATAGTATCCTTCATCATACCATCTTCCTTGCAAATAGCCCAATTCCCCTGCTGTTTCAAAAACCGAAGTGACTACTCCTCTTCCAGTATCAATGTAATCAGAAATTATATTTCCTAATGCAACACCGTTATCGTATGATTCATCGTTATATACCAATAAAGAGTCATAGTTCAACAAAGTTGAAAGAGTTGGTGTAGAATTTAAAACATCAACAATATCAATTAATTGAAATTTATTAGTTGCCATTAATTTAGTTTGAATATCTTCAAGCCAAGTTGGTTCGTCTATTGCTCCGAGTATTGCTATGTTCATAATTATTTCCTTGTTGTTGTAATTGATTGGGGAAAATCATTTACTTTTTATAGTTCACATAGGTATTTATAAAATAATTTATTTTATTTATCGTAAAAAATATCATATCCAGATAGTTGCAAAAAAGTATCTTCTTTTTTACAATCATTAGCAACTTCGTTTTGAACTTTTATTAATTTTTTTACTGGTTGCCCCCAATATTTTACTGTCTTAGATATTTCTTTTATTTTACATATTGAAGGCCAAGGGTTTGGAGAGTCAATGAATTTTTCATTGCATTCTTTGATTAGTAAATCAATTTTACTTTTAAAAGTTTCATATTTTGCAACAACAATATTATTTTTTTCTATTGGATCATTTATTAAATCATAACATTCAATTACACCTTTTTGATTGAATGTTATGA